GTAGCCTTCTTGGCTAAAAAAACGCCCTGTGACTTATTGCCCTTAGATACGTTACAGCGCTTGCAACAGGCCACAGCGTTATCAAAGTTAAGTACTAACTCTGGGGCTTTACTAACAGGTATCACGTGGTCTACTTGGTCTGCATCTGCCCCACAGTAATAACAGGTGTAGCTATCTCTAGCTAAGACTTGGTTTCTAAACTTATACCTATAAGCCCTGTTTAATCTAGGGTCACCGCGTTTAGCCATTAGTACCAACCCCGTTTCTTATGATGAGCTAAGGCTTTACACGCACTACCTTTATAGCGCTTGTCTATGTATCTTAGGCCTAAGTCTATCTGTTTATAAGGGTTTGTTTCTTTCATCTTTAACAGCTGTGGTATGCCATAAGCTGTAGAGTTTGGGTTTTTAGCTTTAGGCCGCCAATTACTTTCTTTAGTCCATAGCTTTTCAATACACTTAAACTCTTTATATGAGCCTATCTTGATATGAGCATATATTTTATAAGCATCTATAGCGTTTATATCAGCCTTTACGGGTAACATCTGTAAAGGTAGCAAGCCTATACATAGGCATAACTGTAGCCCTAGCTGTCGCAGCGTTCGCAAGCTAGCGCCCTTCGGGGCTTGCGTTCCGCGCAGACAGCGTACCCGATAGGTCAAGTATTTACTCATATTGTGGATAACTTACGCGGGCTCTCGGCGTGTTGTCCACAGGTTTTTAACGTCTGTGGATAACTTTGGATAGGGTTGTTGTTCCCATATTGGCTTAAGAGTTTTATCTAATAAGTAAATATAACGGTGTTTACGTGAGCGGGGCAGCCATTTACCCTCAAAGCCCTTACTTTTACCCCTACTTAATTTACGCCCGTCATTAAAGTAAAAATCACTTTTTTGTGGGCTTAAACCGTAATAACCAAAATTACACGCTTGATAAATAGCGCCTATGTGTCTATCTGAGTCTGCGTAGCTTATTACAGCTTTTATGCCTTGCTGTTTTAATAATCTAAGGCTACGGCCTACCAACATAGAACCATAATTTTTACCGTTTAATTCAGGTTCTAAAACGAGCCTGCTCATTTCTAATAAATCGGGATAGTGACCTCTAGGCAAGCCAAAAGCGCTGGTAGCTGAGTTAGGTACGCTAAGCGGTGAATAAACCACAGCGCCTATAACTTGTATATCTTGTATTAAACCGAAAGCATATTGTCCTATAAATTGTTTAGGCCCTAAATAATGGTAAGCGTTTACCAGCTCGTAAGCGTGATTATAGCTTATTGGCTCTACCTCTAACTTAATTGTGCACCTGCCGGGCGTTATCCACATCTACCAACGTTATATCTAGTAGCCCACAGCGTGTGCATTGTAGGCATTTAACGTGAGGTGGCAAGTGGTCAGATACCACGCGCTCTAGCTGTAGCGTTACGGTTTTGCATTGGCGGCAGTTAGCCTCAATATAAAGCATAGTTTTTAACACCTTTCTAACCTATAATAACGGGCTTAAAGCAAGCGGGGTTATAGTTTTTTCTTTCTATAATTACTTTTAATTTAGTTCTTTCTGTGCCCTCTTCACCGGGCTTTTTATACAAAAATGGCTCTAAATCAAGTAATGCAGGTATAGGCAGCATTAGTAAACCGTCTGTAAACCTAAAACAAACCCGGTGGTAAGCTGTTGGTAAATCTTTGAAAATAGGCATAACACTAAGCATTTGTATTTTAGAATAGTCAAACAACACCGGGTCGCTACTCGGTTGATTTAGCCAGCGTAACTCTAAATCACCTATGTAATTAGACCGCCCGCCTAAATCCCGTTCGTTTATGTGGTAATCACTTACATAAAACGCCGGGGTAGGTGTAAGTACCCACGGGTAACAAGTAGTTAAATAATTAGCTAGTAATTGTTCGTGTTTAGTACTTGTGTAACCGCCCTTAATTGGTATCACGGGCAGCCCTTTCAGTATCACTTAAAAGCGCATCTGGAACAGGCTCACGCTCTGCTATTGGGTCTAGGTTACGCCCTGCCTCAAGTAAAACCTCTGCGTGGTCATTAGGGTTTAACCATTTATCGCCATACTGCCTTAGCCAGACAGGCTCGCATTGATTAGCTTTAACTTTATCGGGGCATAGATAGCCTTTATATGGCTTGCCTGTTTTATTAGATACACCCTCAATTAGCACTCTATGACCGTGTTTACATATAGGCGGCTCTGGCATTGGCTCAGCGCCTAGTTTGGCTTTTAACGCGCTTATTGACTCAGCCGCGCTAGGTACTGCACCGCCTGCCCCGCGTGTCTGTAATGGCGCTTGGATAGCCTCTACTTTCTCCATATCTTGCCTAGTAGGCCTACCAACACCGCCGGGGCTAAGCAACCCAATAACGCGCCCATAGGCAGACGTTACGCAATTCTCTACCCAAAAATTAGCATTTACGCCGCGGTCTGACCTAACCTCTAGCGCATAATCTACAGCGCTTGGTTTGTCATCTTCATAGTTTTTGTAAGCCTCAGCTCTAATTAAGATATAGCCGTTTTTTAGGTCTATGTCCTCTATGTAGGCTACTAAGCGTAACCCCGGAAACTCAGCCCGCGCTCTTTTAATGCGCGCGTTTACATCTTCATAGCCGTCTAAAAAGCTCATTTAGTCACCTCTTTAAGCGCCTTAGCTATATTGCGCCCTCTTAGGTATCCGTCACCGTGGCCCTCACGGTATCCCGTACGGTAGGCCGCTAACATAAATAGCCCTACTATTAGTACTGTTAATGTAATTACTGCTAAATCAGCTAACATAAATCACCCTTTGTTAAGGCTGATAAAACTACTACACTAAGTAGCCCTCTCAGCGTGTAGTAAAAGTATGACCTATGCCTGCGACATATTGCTAGCTTTCTAGCGGCGTGTCTTTCTTTGTGTCTTTATCAGCCTTAGATTTGAGCCCATTACCAGCAAGTACCCCGCCTAGAGCGCCTGTTAAAAATATAGCTAGGGTTTGTAACAGCTGTATAAAGTCCCTATCATTTGGCGCTTGCTGGCCTATTGGCTGTGTTACAAATACTAGAGCATATACCGCGCCTGTAGTTATGGTTAAAAAGGTTATAGCTAACACCGCGCCTATAAAAAAGATTAGCCGGGCGTGTATGTCCTCGGGCGTTAATTTTGTACGTTCTCTACTCATTAGGGTTAATTAAGTCCTTTGTACATACGCCCGTTGCTCTGCATTGAGGCGGGTTACACTCTGGCTTTTCCCAGTTTTCATAGTTTTGGCACGGATACCTAACCCAGCCATTATAGCCGCACCCTGCTAAGAGCATTGTAAGTACCAGAGCCCCTAGCAGGGCTCGCACTACTTAGCGCCTATGCCGTATTGCTTTTCATTGGGCTGTACTGCCTTTACTAATGGCCCAATTAACCCGGCGATAAAGGCGTTAGCCAATACTTTAGGGTCTGTAATGCCAGACATATAAAGAGCTGCAACGCTTGCTAGCGCGGCGCGCCCATAGCTGTATAACGCTGCCTCTATTTGTTTTTTATTCATTTGTCTATCCTAAATGCCCCTTAGTTTATTTGGGTAAGTACCCCTACGGTATGAGTACCGCTAGCGGCAACAGCGTATAACGCTTCGTGGTCGCCTACGGGTACAGTTAGTTTATCGCCATTATCTAATTTATAGCCATTACTTGTAGTTACGTTTGGGCCGCCTAAATAAATAGCGCCACCGCCTAGATTATGTAAATTAGCTGTTTGGTCAAAATCTGATTTAGGTACTATTACTACAGCCTGAGTACCTACCACTATTTGCGCGCTAGTTGGCATTTTCTTGTCCTAACTTTGCAATTAGTTTAGCGGCTTTTTTAGCATTTACCGTTATTTCAAAGTGCATTTCATCTTTTCGGTTACGGTAATCCCCACCCCACGTTAGGCCATACTTTTTAGCTAGCGCTCTAATCATTGGCACTTTATCGGCTGGAAACGTACCCACAGCTGCTAGCGGGTGTTTAGTCGCGTTTAGGTCTATTGCTGTACCGCTGCTATGGCAGCTTAGGCGGTCTGTACTGCCGCGCACCATACGGAAAGCGTAGCCCCACTCATCTAAAGCGCCTTCATCTATTGGCTCTATTAGCGCGTGAAACTCAGCAGCAAAACCTACTAATAACGGTGCTACAGCCTCAGCGCATCTAAGTTTTCTATTAGTGCCGGGTACTGGATAACTCTTTATGCCAATTTCTGCCGGGTCTTTACTGGCAGGCCAGCCGTTATAACTTGTTAGCATATTCTATAAATAATGTTACTTGCCTAATTTTAGGCCGTTAGGTATTGGCTGTTCATATTCCCATTTTTCAATATATGCGCCTTTGCCGTCAGAGTCATCTCTAAGATTAATAATTCCAAGCGGTGCAAAATCGTTAGGTGTTAATTCTGGATAAGCTGAAATAATTTGCTCATATAAGTTCATTAATTATGCTCCTAAATAAATGCAGCTGGCTTCGGTGTAAGGTTCGTCGCTTTGAGCCGTTAAAGTACTGCCGCTAGTCTGCAAAACAAAGTTTTCAATATAATCTCCAGCAACTAAATCAAGAATAAAATTAATTTCCTCTGTTTGAGCCCCTGCTGCTTTTGCGTCTGCTTCCATGGCTTTAATGTTTGTTCCATTTTTACGCGGCAATAAATACCGCCCGCCTGATGAGTTAGGTGAAAAGTAAGTCCTAAAGGTAAAGCTCCATTTTCCACCTTTGCCTGATGGAATTGTAAAACGCGTGTTATTTGTTGAATTGTCGTGAATTGCATCTGTATCAAAATGCTCAGCATTATAGACAATAGCCGTTTGCGTTCCAGACGTTAAACTTGTTGTACTTGTCGCATAAACAGAGCAACCTACAAAACTTGCACCAGCAGCAGCCGTAGCCCATTTAACTTTATATGGGCTTACTGTGGTATCAGCTGTTAAAACTTGTCCAGTAGTACCTATAGGCAAGTTATCATAAGTGCCGCTGCCTGTACCTACTACAATATCGCCGCTAGCTGTAATAGTAGTTGCCATATCATTAGTAATAGTTACTGTGCCGCTAGTGCCACCGCCGCTAATACCTACACCGGCAGTTACGCCCTCTATATCACCTGTTGCGCCACTAGCTGCCCACGCGCTACCTGTGTAATACCAAAGGCTATTATTATCTTTAGTGTAAGCAAACTGGCCTTCTTGTGGGCTAGTTATTGCAGAGTTTCTAGCTGCCTCACTAGCAAAAACTAATACGCCTTGCATTAAATAGCCGTTTACGTCGGCGGCTGTTAAAACCTCACCTGTAGTAAAGGTTTTAAATCCTAAGCCCGCTGCCATTGTTCCCCCTAATAGGCCAATACGCCGGTGTCTAGCACCCCGTATAGGCTTGAGTCTAGTATAAAGCCGTCTATTATCGGCTCTAGTGTGGTTAGTGTCGTTTTCCAGCTGTTAGGCGTAATTGCCATAGCTACGCCAAACACCTGCAAAGTCTTAGTTAAAGTAGATGAGCCGGGCTGGTTTGTAGTAATAGTTATAGGGTCAAAAAAATCTAGGTCTAGGGCCGCGATTATGCCGGCATTATAGTTATCTGTGTATAAATCTAGGGTAATGGCATCACATCTTATAGACGTTTCTTTACGGCTAGCTACATAAGCTTGAGCGTAATCTAGGGCCGCGGCATCTGTTTGCATTAGTAGATTTTGTTGGTTATAGCTATGGGTAAAATACTTATCTATGCTAGCTTGGTCTATCGCTAGCTGTGTAGTACCGCCTGTACGGGTGATGCTAGCCGCGTTAAATACCAACGTATCATCTAAGCGCCATAAGGCATCAAAGTAACCTATATTTGTGCCGTTATCGTTAAACACGGTAGGTGTGCCACCTATGCTAGCTGTAGTAACTTGCCTATCTTGGAATACAAAGCTACCGGTAGCATCTACATAAAGCGCCCCGTACTCACTTAGGGTAACCGTCTGCATAGCTGCAAGGCTGGTACGGGCTGTGCCAGGGTCTGCCTGTAGTGTAGTTAAGCCGGCATCTACATCACGCATAGAGGTAGGCCAACCTATCTGGTCTAAAATCTGGTTAATGCGTGTGCCGGATAAGTCGCCCGCGGTAGCCCCTGTTACTGTGGCTATCTGTGCATTTTGGGCAAGTCTAAACGCATCTACCGCCGTAATTGTGGTATAAACAACGTCTAACGCATTTTTAGGCGTAGTAGTGTTATAGCTAGTGATAAAGCCGCTAAAGATAGGGTAAGTAACGCTGTTATAAGTAGCTGATATAGCTACCTTACGCATAGGGTCAAGCAAGCCAAAATAAGGCCCGCTAGGGTTTTGAGGGTTAAAATCGCCGTTTTGGTCTACTATTCTTAAAGTTAGTGTACCTGTTTGGAATTGGTCGGCTTGTGGGTTACGGCCTCTGTTAGTTTGTATTGTATCTACTACGTCCGATACATCTACAATTACAGCCGCGCTATCGCTTAGTATGTTTGTATCTAATATGCCTTCACCTAAAATCATAGCTTGGGCAAAGCTAGGGCCAGTACTAAAGTTAATAATAGCGTTTATTACTGGCAGGGTCATAGCCCACCGGTGTAACGCAACGGGTCGCCCTTACGCTCTAAATCTAATATAGCTCTTTGCACGGCTAGGCTTATTGTGTCCTCACTACCTACTACACCTGCATTTACGTTTACTGTTATGTTATCTGCCATACGGAAACCGGCAGGGTCAAAGGTAGAGCCCGCGCCTATACCCGGTGTATCAAATATGCCCATAGCTCTTAATCTTGCTTGCTCATCACCTAGCGCATTAAGCGCGTTAGTACTCATAGCATCTGTAAGCGTATCTATCTGCTCTTTTAATAAAAAGTTAATACCCGTACCTGTGCTAGTAGCAGCGCGTAAATTAGTTAGTGTTGCTATCTGTCCAGCAATACCTACAGCAAGACTTCCACCGCCGCCGCCACCACCGCCGCCGCCACCACCGCCGCCGCCGCCGCCTGTAGCGCCGCCTGCCGCTCCAACTTTACCGCTTACGTTTATTTGTAGTCCTGCCATTTTCATTAACAGCGCTAACGCTTCATTAAGGTTTTGTAAATCTATCAACGCTTTAGGCTTGAACTTATCTAAAATATCGTTTATATCTTGTAACTTAAACTCTTGGCCTTGCAGAGCGCCAAGTATTGCTAAATCTAGATTAAGTTTTTTAGCAAGGCGGGTAGCAGCCTCTACATCTTTAGCCGCTATAGCAT